GAAGCCGATGGCAAGGCATCCCCTTTGGCCCACCCCACACATCTACCCACTCAGTACCATTTTCAGTAGTGACGTGCTTTACGAAGCGAAAGCGTCCTCGCTCCTTGCTGATCTTAAGTTCTGTCCCCTTAGTCACATGTCGCCCATTGATTTGCATCTCGGTTACAACAGTCCAGCCATCATTTGGCTTCGGACCCTCAGGAAACTTAGATTTCCGTCTTGCCATCGGCTTCTCCTTCAATAAGGGCGTCTACTATATTCTTTACGGTCGAAGCATACCACTTTCTATTGTTCTGTGTAGGTATACCATCTGCATTTAATCCGTCGGCTATCTTGCCAAAACTCTTCCCAGCGGCCCTCTCAGCCACGATTCTTTCCTTGATTTCGGGTAAAGTGCGATTTTTCGGCCCCATATCTACCCCCCAAACTATGCCACGGTCTCTACGGTCCTTGTGGACGTCTTTTTGTCTCGCGGCGATAATTCCACGCTCCATTTCGGCCAAAGCACTCATTACAGTCACAACGAAGCGTCCTTGGTAGGTCGAAGTGTCCAGATTTAGGTCCAGCATGATCAGACGCCAACCTCTTTTGTTTGCTCGGTCCACAATGTCCAAGAAGTCAGTAGTTGACCTAGCAAGTCGGTCGATTCGTGTAACAATAAGGGCGTTTGCTTCGCCGGACTCTAATCTAGTAAGGGCGTCTGTTAATACTGGTCGACCCTTGATGCTCTTCCCCGAGCGACCCTCCTCCCTAATTACTTCCCAATCGATGAACCCATGGAACTCGGCGGCGGTAATTAGGGTTCGCTCCTGAACATCCAACGAAACTCCATCATTTACTTGAAGTTGCGTCGAGACTCGGGCATACAGTAGGGCTTTACCAGGGTTAGGGGCGTCCATTATTTCGCATTCTTGATAGATTCTTTTAGGTCTTCGATTGGAAGTAGGGCTTCCGCTGGTACGAAGAACGCATCGGGTCGATCATTCGGGTCTCGCGACCAGCGGTCGTTCTTGGCAGCGGCTCCGAGAATGTAGCCTCGCACCCAGTAGTCGGGGGCAGTCCCCGTCACCAAGATGTAGAAGTCTTCGGATGGATCGACAGGTCGAACGATAAGGCTGTAGTTGTGGCTGATGGTCGAGCGGATCTGTAGGTTCTTACCAAGGTCTGGTGTCTTGAACCCGTCCATCCCTCCACCCCAGTGAATGTCCAATGCTTTAGCAACTGCCAGTTCTGCAGCAGAGCCTTCCATGTTTTCGTTCCAGCCAGGTCCGACCAGCCCGTGGCCGTCCATAGCTCCGCCGATCTTCGCATCAACCTGACGCTGAAGACCGACCTGAGAAGCCATAAGCATCTCATATTTGTTTAGAACAACACGCATTACCTCTCCTTTTGTATAAAGTTACGTTTTCTCTGTTTATATGGTACCACTTCTTATATAAATTTAACCACAGCTTTATATGACTTAGTTTTTTTAAAATCTATCACAGATGTTTTTTACTGTGCTTGCATACCAGGTTTTGCCTTGCTGCGTAGGTATATTAGAGTCATTTAGATAATTAGCTATAGCCCCATAACTTAATCCAGATGCTCTAAGACCTAATATCTTTTGCTTAAGTTCTTCAGGAGTTTTATCCTGAGGACCAATATCTTTTCCCCAGACTAGCCCCCTAGCTCTCAATAACTTATGCCTAGTTTTGGCAGCATCTTTCATCTTAGATTTAGATTCTTCGCTATGCAGGAATCCAAGAGTACCCTCCCCACCACTAGTCATATTTAGCAAATCATGACCCTGATCACGAAACTCTTTAATTTTTTGTACTTCCATGGAGCAACAATCTTCCCAGGAAATACCATGAGCCAAAGTAATACAGTTGATTATGTAACCATTTGACTGATGTTTACGTATCCATCGATAGATAGGCCAATCATATCCAACGTGGTTTTTATTTAGTGAATTTTCTAAATGCGATGCCAGTCGAACCGACGGATCGTTGTATCGGCTAATTCCAACATAGCGGATACTAGTGATTTCTCCACTGGAAACTAGAACATAAACAGAGCTCATATATTAAGTATATCACTTAACTTTATATCCTAAGTTTGTATAAGACTATTTTCCGAAACCCCTAGAAACAAAAAACCCGCCACCAAAGTGACGGGTCTAATGTAATAAAGGTCACTAGGTCCAACCCAGCCTTTGTCACAGCATCAGTGGCCACTTACCGCTGTCGACCTTTAGCTGACCACCTTGGATTCGAACCAAGAACCAAATCCTTAACAGGGATACGCTCTGCCGTTGAGCTAGTGGTCAAGAGAACCTGCACATGAACTTACGAACAGAGGTGCAGGTGTTTATCTTGCTTGCTACTTATCGACTCGCGGGTTAGTAGCCAACCTATGTATTGCTATTCTTTCTCGTATAAGACCTGAATTGAGTCGCGAGTCTCAAATCCGATGCTCACCCAGGCTCACGTCTCGGTACTAGCTCCCGCCTTATAGGCATCGGTCTTCGCGTGCATTGGTATTGCTTGGGGGTTGCGATGGGTCATGCGTCTGCTGCATGGTCCAGGCCAGAAGATCAATCTAACACGACCTCTCCCGTCGTGTCAAATCAAATCCGTGGAAATGCGGGGAATCGAACCCCGGTCCAATAACCGTTCAATCGTTCTTCTACAAGCTTAGGCAATTTATATTTCCAGGACCGAACTGCCACATCCTGTGGTGCTGGGGTTTAACGTCCACAGCATCGACGTACTACAAGTTGTCCTACTTATTTAGAACCTGACTGCCCAGCTAGAACTACTGCTTTGTCAGGGGCCTAACGGCGAATCCTAAGATTACGCGGCTAGAGCGAATGCAGAACAAGATTCAGCATTTATTTTATTTAGCGGTTTTACGAGACTCCGCCATCTCGGCTTGCTTCACCAACATCAAGATCACTGTCGAAACCAGTCATCCCCTTGTTTGTCACTATGGAATTGTGTATTTCTATATTAGCACAGTTTATACCGCTTTTAGCAAATCTTTTATGATCTGCAGAGTATCCTCTGGACTATCTACAGGATAGCAGTTTACGCCAGTTCGCACAACTGCATAGTCATTACCGCCAGGCTCCAGCCGATCACCGACAAAGAGAACATCATCAGGCAGTAAGTGGCAGCGTTTTACTAGCTCGTCAATACCATGAGCCTTATCAATCCCCACCTTTGTAATGTCAATGCTAGTAGACCCGCCAGAGTGAACATCAAACTCAAGAAGCAATGAAGCCAAGGTTCGACGGAAGCGATCTTTCTTGTCTCCGCTTTTATCCCATGCTTGCTTTAAATCAATAGGGGCGTCTTGCCCGAGTGCCGAGAAAGTAATCTGAGAACCACGATGTTCAATGACCTCGCCATAAGGGTCTTCTGGCCAATAACCCAGCAAACCAGCAGTAACGTGAATGGCACTAATGATCTTGCTGGACTCTTCTTCGGTTAAGTCTCTAGAGTAGACAACACGCCAACCGCCCATGTGACGTTTCAAGTACTGAGCACCACTGGTAGGCATGACATGGAGATTGCGAAGATTAGCCTTGGCAGGAAGTCGGTCGACAACCTGAGACATAATCTGCTTTCTGGTTCCACCGCTAATAATACAAACCTGAGTAATATCCAACAGGCTCTTCAGAGCTTCTGCCATGTTATTGGAAATAGGACCCTTGCTTGGTGCAAGAGTCCCATCCAAATCAAAAGCAACTAGTTTGATTCCCATTAGTCTTTCTTGGTAACTAGACGACGCTTGATTGCATCAAAAATCTTCGGACGCTTTTTATTTGCCTTTTTCTTCGAGCTCAGCCGATCATCGTTAGAGCTTTTGGATGGCTGAGAGCCTCCACCTTTACCTTTTGCCATTAGTTCTCCTCAATTTCAATTCCGCGATTGGTCGCACGCCACACACTAGGGGCATGGTTAGATTCTACATCTTTTTTGTGAGCCTCGTCATCATATAAACGGATAACGTGGATGCAGGGATCTCCTTCGGAGAACTCCTCATCTTCAGCTTCGCTGAGAGGCAGTCCATCATGCGTGTAGCACACAGCAGGGCCAGCCCAGCTGTTTTCAATACCGATGCGAAGCCATTCTTCAAAATCCATGTTGTCTCCTACTGTATTGTCTGGCCTGGCTGCCTGAACCCTAAACAGGCAACCAGCCAGACCGGTTATTTCTAACCCCATACGACGATTTGTATGTTTTTATTTGCTGCGGGATTGCAACAAGAACAGAGTATCAAAGAACTTTTTAAAATGCAACAAATCCCCCAAATTTCTTTGAGGGATCTGTTGGTATTTAATTATTAGAAGTTTGACTCTTCAGTTGTTGTCTTCTTCTTGCTGTCAGCAAGTGCAGCTTCAGCAGAGGACGCGAAGGCAATATTGATTTCGTCCTTGTCAAGAACACCGTCTACAACGTAGGCACGTGCTAGAGACTCAGCAACTTCCATGATACCAACGAAAGCAGCGATAAGTGCGGACTGCCACAACTCAACGCCACCGAGTGAGCCAGCGGCTAGAACACCGCTGACCTTGAGGATTACCAAAGCGACTGTACGCTTTAGAATCATTTTGATGATTTCCATTTTTTCTCCCGGGAGACTAGTAGGTTTAATGACCCTCTCTCCCAAGAGCTACTTCAATTTTACCGCATTTTACTTGCCGCGATTGGCTCTACGAATCGCCTTGCCTCGTAACACCCTGCGGTCATATTCAGTCGTGCCGCCCCAAATACCCTGAATAGTGTAGTCACTTAGGGCGTAGTTTAGGCACTCAGTGATTAGCGGACAAGAGTTGCAGACGGCTCTGGCAGCTTTAGCATTGTAGTAACTGGTGTGCGTAGTGTATCTACCAGTTCTTGGATTGAAGGTTTCAGAAACATCTTCCGAAAAAAACATTTCTGGATCAGTTTCAGCACAGGGTGGAGCTTCGTCCTCGATAAACTTTGGATAGCTGATGCTCATCGAGTCAAGTTCCATTAGGCTATTCCTTTTTTATCGCCAGGTATTATTTCCAGTGCTGTACCCAGTCCCATTAAAATTAATAGGCGGAGCGGTAAACACTCGTTTTAACTCTAGTCCACAGCCTTCTTCTTTGCAAATCGAGACCGTATCTTCAGCAGAAATGCTACGCACTTCCAGGTAGACGTGGCCCTCGGCACACTTATATTCGTAGGTAGGCATGTCTAAAGTCTACTAGAAGTCCCAGTCGTCGTCTGTGGTGGCTTCATGCTTTCCCATAACATACGAGGAGCCTGACCCCGAGAAGAAGTCGTGGTTCTCGTCGCCGTTAGGAGATAGAGCAGACATAATGGCTGCGTTGACGTCACAGTCGTCCTTCGGGAACAGTGCTTCGAAGCCAAGGTTCATCAGGGCTTTGTTGGCGTTGTAGTGAAGGAACTTCTTAACGTCTGAGGTTAGACCGACGGTGTCATACAAGTCAGCAGTGTATTTAATTTCGTTCTCGTAAAGCTCCATAAGAAGGTCGTAGGTATAAGCCCGCAACTCTTCCTGACGCTCTGGAGTCTGGTTACGGAATTCAATTTGGAACTTGTAGCCAATGTAGTAACCGTGGATGGCTTCGTCGCGGATGATCAGACGAATTAGGTCGGCAGTGTTGCTCAGCTTCGCACGGCTTGATAGGTAGATAGGCCAGTAGAACCCAGAGTAGAACAAGAACGACTCAAGCAACGTCGAGGCGACCTTACGCTTCAGTGGATCATCTCCGTTATAGTAACCGAGCACGATGTCGGCCTTCTTCTGAAGGTAGAGGTTCTCTTCCGACCACTGAAACGCAGCGTCAATTTCCTGAGTAGAGCACAATGTCGAGAAGATAGAAGAATAACTCTTCGCGTGAACCGACTCCATAAACGAGATGTTTGTGAGAACTGCTTCCTCGTGCTGAGTGAGCGAATCTGGAATAAGGCTGACCGCACCAACAGTTCCCTGAATGGTGTCAAGCATAGTCAGACCAGTGAACACACGCTGAGTCAGCAGCTGCTCGTTAGGTTTTAGGCTTGCCCAGGCAGGGATGTCGTTGCTGATTGGTACTTTCTCAGGTAGCCAGAAGTTAGCCGTCAAGCGGTTCCACACGTCTAAGTCGATTGGATCTTCGATTTTGTTCCAGTTAACTGGGCGAGTGATTTTCATGGCTGTACCTTTTCTTTTTGGTTGTTCAAATTTATTTAGTTTTTCAGTTACGAAAGAAACATCTTCAGGAGTGCCAAAGACTTCTACTCGTGCTAGTAGTGGTATCTGTAGTTTTGCCGAGATAACCTCAGCAGCCCTACAATAATGCTCACCAAAGTTTGTGTTCCCTAGCCCAACCACTCCCCTAGCAAGAGCCCGATTTTCTGGGTCGTTTAGAAACTCAACTACCTGCCTGGGAACCGCTCTGCCTTCGGCACCCCCACCGTAGGTGGGGACAAACAGAACATATTCTTTATTAGCAATTAGAGGATTTCCCTCTATTTTGATAGGAATTTGATGAGCCGCAAAAGGTAGTTTTTCTACAAATCGCTTGGTATTGCCAGAGTAGTTAGAGAAATAGACAATCTCTAACACGGGACTAGGCGACGAGAAGTTTTAGTTTGTCTAGTTTGAACCCAGCCCACTTGCTTTCGCCAGCAATAACTACTGGAGCAGCCGAAAACCCTAGACCTAGAACCATGTCCAAAGACTTTTGGTCCTGAGAGAGGTCTACAACCTTATACTCAATCTCATTTTTGTCCAAGAACTTCTTTGTCATATCGCACTGGACACAGCTTGGGTTGGTATAAACAGTAACCATTTGGGGGAGAGATTCCTAACTAGATAGAGAGAACTCCTGCGAAGAATCGATTTAATCGAGCCACAGGAGCGGACGTTATACCAGTATAACTGAAATAACGAAATGCGATTTTACTCACTAAAGAAGAATACAGCGTCAACGATCTCTTGGCAAATCGGACAAATCTTTAGTCGCTCAGGGTTACGGGTAGGGATGAAAACTATGCCGCACAGGGCAGTAACAGGTGTGCCCATGACGTAGCCCTCGGTAGCACTAGCGGCATCCGTATAGTGGGCTAACGGTTCATCCTCT